CTTTGCAGCATCGTCGGCGCCTTCGCCATCGGCCACGCGCACCACAACGGTAACGGGGCTGGCCTGGTCAGCGATGGCGTCCAGGCTGCGGGCAAGGGTGCCAAGCTCGCCGGCTTTGCCGGAAGCGGTGAGCACGTCGGTGAGCAGGACCGGGGTGTTGAGCGGAAAGGCAGCCGCGTCGGCGTCGCTGCCGGTGCAGACCATGCCCACCACGGCGGTGGCGATAGTGCGAATGGGGCGGATGCCCTCGTTGATTTCGAGGACGCGAACGCCGTGATGGTAGTCGGTAGCCATTAGGCAACTCCTGGTGGGCGTAATGCCGTTTCAGTGAGCCTTGAGGTTGACGCGCGCGCGCAAGCAGGGCGAGTGGCGGGCGGTGTAGCGAGGCGCGGTACAGGGCCGACATAAAAAAGCCCCGCCGAAGCGGGGCAAATCCCTCCCAAGGAATCGGTCAGGCCTGGGTGTTGTTGCCGATGCCGGCGACAGCGGCCTCGATGGTGGCGATAGTCTCGGCGGCCACGTCTTCGGCTTGCTCGATTTGCTCGGCCGCCATGAGCGAGCGAATCATTTCCTTGGCCTGCAGGCGAGCGGTGCGCAACTGCTCCAGGGCGGATGTGTAAGCCGCCGCCTCGGCGAGAATGCTGTCGGCCGCTTGTTGGGCGTTGCGGGTTGCGGTGACCCATGCGGCAACCATGGGCGGTACTGCGCCCTGGTATCCGGCTGCGGCGAAAGCCTCGGCCGCCAGCCGGGCGCGGTCGTATTCCACTGCACGTAAGGGGTCGCCGGCGACGGCGGAGCGGGCGGCGTCGGCGGCGGTGTCGACTTGATGGCAGAGGTTTGCCTGCAGCGCTTTCCTGTTGATTGCTTGCAAGTCTGCATCGAAAGCCCAGGCAATGCCGTTCCAGCTGTGGTCGGGCGATGGACGTGGCTCGAGGGTTAGACCTGCTGGCAGTTCGCCAAGGTCAGCATGCTGCAGTGGCTCTCCGGTATTGGTGCTGTAGACCTGGCCGCGATGGTCAGCCAACTGCTGGGGTTGACCACCGACCAGCGCCCATACTTTGCCAGTAGTTGTTTCGGGAAGCTTGTCAGACAGTTGAATGGCGTTGCTTGGCACCTGGACGCCTATGCCAGGGATAACAGGAAGCTCGACCGGGCCAATGAGAACGCCCATGTTGTCAGCGATGTAGATGTGCATGATGGGTTCCTCAGATCAGTTTGATTCGGCCTGGATAGGCGATGTTTCGGACCCTGATGTACGACCCAGAGTCTGTGTACGCAGTAGTCGATAGTGTGGTCTGTGCTTGATATTCCGTAATTTGCCGACTCACCGTTCCGTCACCGTTTTGAATCGCCGTCGCCAGTCGACCTGGGGAGTTCAATTGACCGATTGTGCCGTACAAAAATGATGCGGCTTGCCAAGAGCCAGCCACCCGTCCCGCATCAATACCTCGGTCCTCATCGAGTACCCGCATGAACTCGGCACGCCCTTCGGGGCTGCGGAAGGTCAACGCACCGTCGCCTGAGGTCCATTTACCCTCATTGCCGGCGCGCAACGCCTCAGTGGTGAGCATCCCCGAGGCCTGCGCGTGATCCCAAAGCCATGGCCATTCCGCTCGATTGAAAATGCTCCCGGCAAATACGCCCCAACCACCAGGAGACACCTTGGTGGTGCTCTCAAACACTTGGCGGCCGAGGGCATCGCCGTCATGCCGACCGACTGGCCACCAGCCGCCTGCACCATCGCTACGCAGGTGCCACCAGTCACCGGCCCCCATGAGGTACAGGAAGGCATAACCGGCCACGTTGAGGTGGGTGTGGAACTTGATTTTATCCGCGCCGGTGGCTTGAACCTTGGCGCGGTTGCCGGTGTTGTCCAGGCGGCGGATGAGTAGATCCCGCACGCCGAAGGCGGCGTCGGATGCCGGAAGCGTAAGGGTTCGGTCGCCGACTGTGGCGTCGAGGACGATCACCCCCTCATGGGCTGCCGTGAGCTGGGTGTTGGCGCTCAGGCTGAAGAGGCCACCGCGCAGGCGGTACTGCTTGTGCGGGTCGGCGGCGGCCATATGCACGGTGATGAGGCTTTCGGCATAGGCCCGCGTGGCCAAAACCACGCTGGGGTCGATCTTGAGTTGCACGGCGGCAGCGCTGCTGACGACCAGCACCATGCGCAGCACCTGGGTGCGGCCGGATCCTTCCGCCAGTTGCGGCTTGTAGCTGGGCGGGCAGTTGGCCACGGCGATGAGGTCGCCTTCTGCATCGTACAGGCCCATTTCACGCAGCCAGTAGCCGCCCTCGGTTTCCGGGATGACCAGTTCGGCGATGACCTGGCTGGCGTTGAGCGGGTCGACCTTGAGTTCGTTGAGGTCGGCGCGGTAGGTCTCGTTTATTAGTTGAGTCTGCGTACGGATCGGGCTGGGCAGATTGCCGTCGCCATCGCCCACGGCCATGCGGCTGATTTGCAGCTGGGTGCCGAGGGCGGCGGCGTTGGCGAGCTTGGCCTCGCCCACGGCGGTGAGGATGGCGTAGTAGGTCTGGCTCATGGGTAGACGCTCATGGTGTCGATGGTATGGGCGGCGCCGCCGAGCAGCAGCGTCGGGCTGCTGACCTCGATGGGGCCGGGTGCGTAGGGGTAAACGGTGAGTATTTCGCCATCCACCTGGGCGGCGCCGAGGTAGGTGCCGCCGCGTACCTCCAGACCGATGGCCAAACCGACCAGGTGGCGACTGAGGGGCTTAGCGTCATCTATCAGCCAGGAAAGCTCCTGGTACATGGGTTCGGTGATGCCGGAGTCGAGCACGCCGATCAGCAGGCGGAAGGTGCCGGGCACGCCCATGGGAAGCTCTTCCCACCACTGGCGCACCTCGATCAGGTAGCCCAGCGGTTCGACCACGCGGCGTAGTGCGCCGATGGTTCCCTTGCGGGAATGGATGAAGTAGGCGGCCTTGATAGCGTTGCGCTTCGCGCTCTCCGGCCAGGCCTGGGACCAGCGGTCGACCGAGAAGGCCCAAGCGAGGTAGGGCAGCAGCGCCACGGGGCAGGCGTCCGGGTTCCAGAGGTCGCGCAGCGGCACCGGCACGCGCTCAATCTGAGCAAGAGCCTGGGCGGCGTGCCGCTCAAGCTCGGTGGCGTTACCAGGCAGCAGACGCGCGACCATTACTCGGCCACCGTGACGCTGTAGGCGGTGCAGTAAGGCGCCTGGGTGAGGCTGGCGACGACGTCAGACCAGCCGGACAGCTCGACGCGCTTGACACCCTCGATGTGCAGGGCGGCATCTAGGGCGGAGCGGTTGACCTCCTGGCCAAGGCGGCGGCGAGCGTTGACCAGGGCAGCAAGGCGAGCCTCGGCGGCGGCGCGGACCGGCTCGGACTCGGGGCCGGAGCTGTTGAGGTAGAGCACGGCCTCCACGGTGTAGGGCAGCACCTCGGCGCTCTGCACGGTGAGGCGGTCGGCCACTGGGCGGCGATCCTCGTCGCTGAGGTAGGCGGCGACCACGGCGAGCACGTCAGCCGCCGCGGTGCCATCGCCCAGGGCGCTCTGCACGGCGACGACGACCTCGGCCGGCGCCGGGCTGATTGCCGAGGCATCGGCGACGCGGCCGTCCGCGCTGCGGGCGTGGAAGATGTAAGCGTTGCGCGGGCCGGCGGTGCTGAGGCCCTCCATGGCCATCTGGATGCGTTCGCGGAGGCTGTCGTCTTCTTCCATGACCGCCGCCACTGGCGGTACCGCGTTCGGGTTGGCCGGGACGATGACCAGCTTGGAGACGTTGAAGCGGGCGCCGATTTGCTCCAGGTCCGCGCCCTTGGCGAAGGGCAGCAGCACGGCGAGGGCGGCCTCGTTGACGCGCTGGCGAAGCAGAGTTTCGCGGTAGGCGCTCTCCTGGAGCAGCTTGGTGAGCGGCTCGGACTCCAGGGCGAGGGTGGCGGCCACTTCGGCTTGCTGCTCGGCCGGCCAAAGGGTAACAGCATAGGCCTTGCGCTCGGCGAGGATCGCCTCGTAGTCGATCTGCTCGACCACGACAGGCGCTGGCAGTCGGCTGAGGTCGATAGGGGTAAAGGTGGTGGTCATGTGGAGGCCCCCAGGCTCAGCGGCACGCGCAGGCTGAGCGCTTCATTGGTGTCGGTGACGGTGCCCTCAATGTCCAACACGGCGCCACCCGGGACGTCGGTAGGGGTGAGTTGCACGCGGCTGAGTCGGATGCGTGGTTCCCAACGCATGAGGGCCATGGCAATGGCGGCATAGGCCTGCAGGCGAGTAGCGCTGTTGAGCGGCCAGTCCATGAGGTCGGCCATCGGGCTGCCGTACTCCCGGCGCATGACGCGGCTGCCGAGGGGCGTGGTGATGATGTCAGCGATGGACTGGGCCAGGTGCTGGCGGTCGCTGATGGTGCGCCCTGTCTTGGCGCTCATGCCGATCATGGGGTTGGCCCGTCCGAAACGGCGCTGCCTCTGGTGACGCCATTGGTGCGGTGGTTGCGCAGGCTGATGTCGGCTGCGATGACGTCCTCGCTGACGTTCACGGTGCCGGTGACGTGTTGGTTGCCGGTCTGCGTGTAGTCACCGGTGTGGGTGATAGGGCCGTCGATATTGATGCCGCCGGTGCTGACAATGTTAGTTACGCCGCCTTCGGGCAGAGTGGCCTGGAGTACATGCGCAACGAAGTCGTACTCGACAACAGCGCCGTCTGGGTAGGTGCGGCGGTGCAGACCCTCGCGGTCACCATTCGCTGGGTTGGCATCACTGAACAGGCCGACCAAGGCGACGCCCTGGGCGAGGACGCCGGATGGGCTGAGTAGGACGACTTGCTCGCCTACGGTGGGCGGGTCCCATTCCTTTGAGGTGCCTGCGCGCAGGGCCAGCCAGGGTAACCAGATGGTGGTGATGTTGCCGGTGTTCACGCGCACGCGGGGCGGCTGGACTTGCACCGCGGCAACGGTGCCGAGGCGGACGAGGTTTTCGATGAGGCGGGCAAGTTCGGCGAGTTGGTTCATGCCGCTGATGCTGCAACTCGCGCGCGCGGGGTGCACTTGGTGCGGGCTGTAGCGGGGCGCGCTACAGCGCAAGGTCAGGCGGTAAGGTGGGTTAGGAGGCGGTCGCGGATCATTTCGAGGTCGTCTTCGGTGAAACCGAGCAGCTCGCGGCGGTCGTACTGCACGTCGTCCTGGCCGCGCCCCGGGCGGTCGCGAAGGCCGTATTGATGGACCCGGGCGATGCGGGAGACGCGGCCGGCGAAAGCGATGGCGATGGAGTTGGGGGTGCTCTGCAGGCGTAGGTACTTCGCCTGGCGCAAACGGGCGAACATCTGGCGCTTGATGCGGCCGGCCTTTTTGCGCAGCTGGCGGGGCTTACGAGCCGCGTAGGCTGTGCCGTCCGGATTGCGTTGGGATGCGATGCGCTTTTGCTGGTTGCGACGCAGGTCTCGACCGATGGTGTTGCCGAGCTTTTGCCGCTCGCCCGGGGAGAGCTTGGCGAGCAGCAGGCCGGCCCACTCTTCCAGGGCGTGGAGGTTATCGGTCACAGCTCGAAGTCCGGCTCGTCAGGGTGGCTGATGTCGAGGCTTCCATCATCCAGTCGTTTGACGATGACGCGCTCTGTGAGTGGCAGCTTGAGCGACATATCAACCTTGCCGCCGTCCAGGATGTCGGCCTCGAAGGCGATGGCATCCTTGCCGCGCTCCAGGTTGGTGAGCAGATCCGGCTGCTGGAGTCGCAGCCACTCCAGCACCGGAATGAATACGCTGTCCGGGTGACCGGCGAAGTCGGTGAGCAGCACCTGCAGGGTGTAGGTGTACTCGAAGGAAAGGCCCTTGGCTGCCGTGCAGCGGACGCTGCCGGCGTCGATAAAGATGAGCAGCCGGTCGGGGTTCTTCTTGAGCCCTGCGACGGCGGTGAGCAGATGCTCGCGAAGGCTGTTGGGTTTGTTCATCGGTTTGCTGCCTTCTGCTGGCACTCGAATATCAGGTCGACCTTGGCGGCGCAGGCTGCCCAGTCGACCTCGGTGATGTCCTGGTCGTCGAGCAGTTCGCCGTTGATGGCCGGGTCAGTCGCGCTCAGGGTGCAGCGCGTTACGGCCGGACAGCCAGTCACGATATGCAGCTGCTCCGGTGATGGCGGGACGCTGCCGCAGCCTGCGAGCAGCAGCAGGCAGTTGAACATCAGCCCACTCGCGTAGTTCGGCGTTTTCACGTTTCAACTCCTTGATGTGTTGCTTGCGGACGTCCAGCTCGCGGCGCAGGTCCTGGCCAAGCTGTTGCAGCGCGGTCTGGGCTTGACGTTCGTCTGCCAGGTTGATGCGCAGGGTTGCGATGGTGATGGCGTCGCGTTCGACGCGAGCGTTGACGGTGGCCAGCTTCTCCTGTGCCAGGGCGGTGCGCCCCTGTTCGGCCTCGCTGCGCAAGTAGGTTCCCCAAACCAGTAGGGCTAGGGCACCGAGCAGGGCGCCGCCGTAAAGGGCCTGGCGCAGAGTGGTCATGCCGCGTCCGTGCTGCAGCTGCAGCTGGCGTGCTGCTCGTAGGCGCGTTCAAGCTTCACGTCATAGAGGTTTCGGGCGTAAGCCGGGCCGTTATAGGCCTTGGCGAAGGCTGCCCATTTCTTACCTTTGAGGGCCTTGAGCAGGGCTGGGTCGGCCTCGATGAAGCGGACGAACGCCTCGAACTGCTGGTTTTCATCCTGGCTCATGAGACGGACGAACTCGTCTACGCTGGCGTAGCCCAGTCGCTCGGCGTGGTAGCCCATGATCTGAAAGGCGCCCCAGCTGGCCGACTCATTGGCGCAGAGCGCGTCGATCATGCGGGCCTGTGCAAGGCGTTGGTGTTCCGCTGCGCCGCCAATGTAGCCGCCGGCCTTGGTGTTGACCAGGGCGGGGAACTGGACGGCGAGCTCGTCGGCGTGGCGGCTCAGGGTGGCCGGATCATCACCTTCGGCGCGCGGGAGAGCCAAGCGTTGATGCATGACGTGGCGCTCGAAGAGAATCTTCGGTTTGCCGGTGGGCAGGAAGCCGGAGCCTTCGCTCTCCACCTCGTTGACCGCGTAGATGACGGCAAGCTCGACGCTCAGCCGAGCAGCGGCGGCCACGAGGGTGGCATTGCGCAATAGCTTGCTGCAGTCGGTGCCGGCCAGGGCGGCGAGTGTCTTCTCGCCGGCCTTACCATCGACCACCAGGCCAATCTTGGCTTGATACGCACGGACGGCCTTTTCGGTTTCGTCGCCGTAGTCGCCATCGGTGGTCAGCTTGGCGCCGAGCGCGTGGAGTTGTTTCTGCAGGCGGCGGACGGCGATGCCTTTGTCGCCGTGCTTGAGGGCTTCGGTCATAGCTGGTCTGCCTTGCGGGTAGCGATGCGTTTGAGGCTGGAGCGGACGTAGTCGGCGCCGAGCAGGCCGACCACACCGCCGAAGAAGGGCGCGAACTGCTCAGGGATGCCGAACAGGGCCAGACCATTGGTCACTGCCAGGGTGATGAGGCCGCAGATGAAGCCTTCGCCCACGGCTCGGCGTAGGCTGCCGCCGGAGTAGATGAAGCGAGCTGAGGCGAGCAGGGCCGAGAGCACGGCGGCATATATAAGCGGGTGGTGCTGCTCCATCCAGGCGAGCAGCATGGCCCAGGTTTCGGGGCGGTCAGGCATCTGTGACATTCCTTGAGTCCTGTGGAAGAGAGTGGGCGAGTTGCACGAACGGAAGGCGGTTGATGCGCTGGACCACTTCGCTCAGCAGCACGGGGCTGAATCGTGGGGCCGCTCGCTGCAGGCCAAGAGCGGCCGCGCAGAACTCGCTGCAGAACATGCGCCGTTTGCTGTCGATGGCCAGCGGCAGAAACTGGGCGAGCAGGATGCCGAGCCAGTCGTAGCCCTTCCCTTGGTGCCGGTCGAATACGGACTCGATGAGCTTGGCATCTGCCCAGGGCAGGGGGATCAGTTCCCAGTGCGCTAAGTCGAGCTCGATGCTCTTGGCGCGCACTCCGCCATCCATAGCGCTGGCAGACAGCCAGCGGCCATCGGGCATGACCAGTTCGCAATGGCTGTAGCGCGAGCGCGTCCAGAGGCGGATGAGCCGGTTGAATAGCTTGCCTTCGCCTTTGTAGACGGCGAGGTAGATCAGTCCCATAGGTTCACCACTTGGCGCTGTTCGAGTTGGGGGGCGGCGTCCGGCAGGATGACGGCGGTGCCGTGGGGGATGATCGGGCCGAGGTCGGCGAGGCCTGGGTTGGCGTCAAGGACGGCTTCGGTGACGCCTGCGGTGCGGCCGTAGTATTGCCAGCAGAGGCTGTCGACGGTGTCGCCCTGGGCGGCAATGACGGTGGCCACTACAGCAGCTCCACGGTGGCGTGGCTGATGCCGAGGATGGTGCGCAAAGCCTTGCGGGCATCGCGGCGCAACTGGTCGGGGCTGCTCTCTTCCTCGGTGACCTTTTGCTCGCCGCTATTGGTGGCGTCGAAGCTGTTGTAGCGCTCGATCAGCTCGGCCAGAGCGCCGCAGTAGATGACGCGGCGGTAGAGGTGCAGCCATTGGCTTTCGCCCTTTATCTTCTCGGCCGGCACGTCGGCCAGCGTGGCGTGGCCTTCGGCCTGGCGCGCGGCACGATAGTTGGCGAGCTCGCGGTTGGCTTCGATCATGACGTTGACGGTGGCCACTTCGAGACGGTCGTCGGTGACGCTGGAGTCGATACGCATGGCGGCGCGCAGTTTCTGGCCGTCGATCTCCGGCCAGAAGTCCGCGTTGCTGATCGGGTAGGCGGCGCTGGTGTCGCCGCCCGCGATAAATCCGCTCATGCAGCCGCTCCCAGCCGATCAACTCGGCCAATTTCGCGCAGCAGCTCACTACGGCTGAACAGGTGGGCATGCTCGCCTGCAATCCTGGTCAGCAAGGAATGAGCGTTTCGATTTACCAGGGCAAACTCGCGCGGAGTGGCCGGTAGGATGCCGTCCTTTCCGATGGGGCCGGTACAGACCGTGCGGTCGTAGGTTTCTGCCTCGCTCACATAGCGTTCAGCGG